GCACCCGATGCACCAGTTGGTCCTGTAGGTCCAGGAACTGTGCTGTCTGCCCCTGTTGGCCCTGTAGGACCTGTAGGACCTGTACTTCCTGTGGCACCTGTGGCACCCGTTGGTCCAGTAGGTCCTTGACTTCCTGTAGGACCTGTTGGTCCTGTGCTGCCAGTTGCTCCCGTTGAACCCGTAGCGCCTGTAGATCCTGTGGCTCCGGTGGAACCTGTTGGTCCTTGTGCTCCCGTAGGTCCTGTAGATCCTGTATTTCCAGTTGGTCCAGTTGGGCCAGTAATTCCTTGAGGTCCAGTTGCCCCAGTCGCTCCCGTTGGGCCTGTGCTTCCAGTATTACCTGTAGATCCAGTCGCTCCTGTTGCACCTGTTGCTCCTTGTGGTCCGGTTGGTCCTGCTGGACCTGTAGGTCCTGTATTACCAGGTGCTCCCTGTGGTCCTTGGTCTGCTGAGAAAACTACAGATGTCTGCGGTTGAGCAGATTCAATGATTACGATTGTCTCGCTCATACAGTTACTCCCGCAGTTACTAGGAACTTACCTTCTAAAAGTCTTGTAGTTACAGAGCCTGAGTAGAATACAAAGTCGTAAACATAATTCTCTGCAAAGATATCTGTATCAGTTGCACTAAAGGTTACTGTTACTACTGATGAAGCTGTGTTAATAGAAATCTTACCGTTGGCAGTTGTTGCCAATAATGTTGTTGTACTAGAACCGGCAAATGGTCGCACAGTTAAAGTTGCTGTGTAATTGGTTAAGTTCCAATTAGTTCCATCTGTTTGTGGTCTAAAAGCAAATGTAAATGTTGTAGCTTGTGGGCATACAAGGTTATATGTGGCTGTCAAGAAGCCACCTCGCGTAGCGCTGCTGCTGGCTCAAGGCCAGTAGTGCTAGCAATTCTGTTGCAAACTCCAGCAAGGTCTAACCAATTGTTACGACCTGAGATACTAGCGATGATGTTAAGAACACCTACTAGATCAGTTACCTTACCTAAAGTTTTACCTTTAGCCACTGCCCACTTTTGAGCAGCTGCTGCTTGGTCAAGATAGGCAGAGATAGCAGGGTAGGTGCCCCCGTTTGCTAGACGATTTAACTCGTCGTTAAGTGTTGAACCTGCTGTACCGTAGGACACCTACTACCTCACTTCTTGTTAGTTGACTTTACGCCTGAAACTTTTTTCAATGCTGGGTTTGCTTTAACTGCTGCTGGGGAGGCTTTCCTCGCACCCGCAGCAAGAATTGCACCCGCACGTTCCTTTGAGACACCTTGCTTTGCAGCAATCTTCTTTGCTACTGCTTTGAATCCTGGGTGTGCCTTCTTCATTATGCTTCACCCTTTTCAGCTGCTTCTGACTTGTATCCCACTTCGTTTGCAGGAGCACCCGTCTCAATGTCATCGTATGTTGCATAGCCGCAACCGCATACAGCGCACATTATTTGCTCACGCTTTTCTTACCGCCAGAAAATGTTGCCATCTTTCCTTTGGTTGTTTGTGACTGTCCACCTGCAGGCATTGAAGGAGTGATGCCACCCTTGCTTACTCTGTCGAATGGAACGAAGTCAGTTGACTGTGACTTATCGCCTTTATCTGCCATCTTTTTTCTCCTTGTTATATGTTGTTGCCGTTGAAGGCAACGCCTGTGTCGTTGCTTAGTCTTACTGCTGCTTGGATATCTTTTGTCTTAGTAGATACCGGTTCGATTCCCTGGCGCACTGCGCTGTAATAGGAACCTAATTCTTTGTCGTGCTGCTTAGCAGTCATTACGCCATCGTTTCTTGCTTCGCCTACTGATAGTTGTAGGTCGCCTACCTTGCACCCAAAGCAACCTTCTACTGGTTCTGTGTGTGTGCGTTGTCTATGTAAACTCATACGATTGGCTCCACATAATCTCCATAGCCAGCTGCAATAAGAACTGCTGCTTGCTCATCTGTTATCTCTTGTTGATGTCCACCAAGGACATACCAGTCTGCATCTGCTAAATCATTTTGATATGGATACAAGGTAGTTTCAACCGTTGATCCATTAACAATGAATGTAACGCCACGTGCAATATCAGTCATATAAGGATTGATAGGACCATCATAGGTACCACCAGTAATAGGACGTCCTGCAAGTCTTGAGTACTTATCTGGCCAGGGTAGACCAGCGCCCCAGGTCTGGTACTCCCAAGGTGTTGTTGCCATATATGCCATTAGTTCTCCTTAGTGAACTTACTCAGTGGCAGGAGTTGCCCCCTGCCACCGCGTCAATCAACTAAAGTTGATTATCCGTTTGTTGCAGATGTTGCAATCTGGTACAAAGCAGATGTACGAAGTAGGTTGAAGCCACCGAAGTAGTACCAACCGATTGTGTGGTAACGACGCAAAGCATCAATTTGTGGACCGACAACTGTTGAGATGTCTTGTCCTTGTGCTTCTGCTAGCGCTTCACGACCTGCTACAACAGCCTTGTAGACGTTGACTGCAGGTGATTGTGTGTTAGCTGCGTAAGGTACGCGAGGTGTTTCTACTACGAAAGCACCTTCGATTACACCAACTGCACCAGCCACGAATGGTGTGCGGTCTGTGTACTTAGATAGATCCTGGAATCCACCAGTACCAGTTTCAGCACGAAGATCGGCTGTCTGGCGTGGGTGTAGGTATGCAGCATATAGTTCGCCAATACGAGGCAAAGCCTTGTTTGTGCGAAGTTCTGTTACAGCCTGACGGATATCAGAAACTGAGATTGTTGCTGCTGATGTAATTGTGTTGTATGAAGTTGCTGTGTTTCCACCGTAGATAATGTTAGTACCTGAAGTAAGAACTGAAGCAACTACAGCATCAATTGAGTCTGCAGCGTTGTAAGCGATGATGTCAGCAAGAGCTGAATCAACATCGTTGAAAGAAGTCATATTGAGCTTCTTTGTTGTTGTCACTGCTGAACCGTATTCGTTCAATGTTACAGTGATTTGGTTTGGGTTGCCTAGAGCAATGGATGATACATCTGATGCTTCTGTCAAAGTCGTAGTCGCTTGCGCGAGGTCAGAATAGATAGAGAATACAACTGATGAACCTGGCATTGCTTGCTGTACTGGCTTAACATCTGCAAGAGCACGCATTACTGGAATGCTACGTAGTGCCATACGAACATACTGATCGTATGCTGTCTGTACTAAGTTACTTATTGCGGAGGTGCCGGTCAGCGTACCTGATGGAACTGCCATTTAGGTTATGCCTTTCGGTTAGTTGGTTTAGAGTCCAGACATCCGGATAACTTCGTCAAGCTCTTCTTTCGAATTAGCAGACATAAGTTTACGAAGAATGTCATCTGAAGCGTCAGGGGTTTGTCCCTGTTCAGTAGCATTATTCATTCGCTTATAGTCTGCAGCTTGCTTTGGGTCAACCGTGTTCTGGTTGGATTCAGTGGTTTGAAATCCGAAAACGTCTCCGTTATCGTCAAGCCACTTAGACAAAGACTCCTCAGTTGGGTCAATGTCCGATGGGATAAACTTTGCAATCTTGCTGTTTACCCCGCGAGCTTCGAGGGTGTCTTTAATAGCTCGTTCTCTTTGTGCTTTGGAAAGACCATCGAACTGAGATTTCAGTTCGGCTAGTTCTTTTTCCTTTTGCTTATTTGCTTTACGCAATTGTTTAACGAGATCATTTGAATCATAAGTTGATTCAGTTTCATCGTCATCCTCGTAGTCGAAATTGGACATAGTCCATCTCCCATTCATAGTTAATCGCAGACCTCATACATTTATGGGGATAGATGTATGGCTTCTACTACCGGTAATTGTTATCACTCCACTAGGCCGGTGGTTCTAGTGGCAGGCTTTATTTAGTAGGAACCAGCTCCTGGTTGTCCTAACATATAGTTCGATACTGCTCGGTCACGGTTAAGTGAACCTACGCCAGATGAACCGCTAAATGATGCAGTCTCAAGCGCAGTTAACTTCTTGCGCTTTGCTGCAGCTTGCGCTGCACCTGCTGTATTAAATACTTCTGCTTCTGCAGTCTGTTGGTTGTATGGTCCTTGGTTGTAGATATCAGAGAGTTGTGAACCACGAGGCACCATCTCGGCGACATTGGTGTAACCCTGCTGTGCTTGAGCCTTAGTAACACCCAGACCTGCTAGCGATTCAGCTGTTCCACCTTGTGCTTGTAATCCTTGAGCAAGAGCAGCTCCACCAATTTCAGCAGCTGTTACCTTGCGCTTAATTTGGTCAAGACCATTCTTTGGGTCAAGAGTATAAGCAAGGATATCTGCGTTGTTAATATCAGGATAGAACTGCTTGAGTGCTTGGAGCACTTCTGGGTTAGAGTTAATTACACGTTGTTGTGCTGTAGCAATACGATCTTCTAGCTCAGGTGCAGATACATCTCCTGCTATAAACTTATCAAATCCTGATTGCTTACCAGTAGAATCCTTGGTGTAATAAGATGCAGGTAAGCCATAGTTACGCATAACGCTTTGGTACGCATCTTCTAATCCAATATACTCTGCTGGTGTTAATGCACGCAGACCTGCTGCAATACGGTCTTGATTAGCAGAAAAACGTTTCTTGTAAGCATCAGTGTTTTGAAGAGCTAAAGAAAATTGTGAAGGATTTACATTAGAATCTGTAATCAATCCCTTGATAGCATCTACCATAGAACCTAAACCATATTTGTTAAATTCATTATAGAGTATATCAAATGCTGATTGGCGTTCTGCTTTACCTGCTGCTGCTAGTGCATCAGCATTTTGTTTAGCAATTAAATCTGCTGTAGTTGTGCTACCAGTACCATCATCTTTACTAGCACCGCTTATAGGTTTCCAAATAGGGTTTCCATCTTCATCTTTGCTTGAAGTAATAGCGATTTTTATGCCATTTTCCCATTTAGCATTATCTTGTTCACCAGTAAATAATGAACCATCATAATACATTTTACCGTTAAGAAATTGAAAGATTTTAGAACCAGCTTTGGCAAGCCCTGTCACTCCAGTAGAATCAGAAGTTGTACCACCTGAAGAACCAGAATCTTTGTAGAGCTTCCATTGCCCACCAATAAATGACCAATGAGTTCCAGCAGGTGCTTCAGAAGGTGGAGTGGTTCCTCCACCAGTTTCGCGTTCTTTGGTAATTCGAGCAAGACGTTGTGCTGCAGTTTCTGCTACAGGAACTGCTGATGTTTCTGTTGTTGCAGCAACGGAATTAGATGCTGCTTGAATGCCAGCCAAAGACGTTGTATCAACTTTATTAGCTACCGTTTTAGTAGTGGCAGCTGCATCTGCTGTTGCTTTTGCAGCAGCAAGTCTTGCTTCATTTAATGCGTCTAGTGATGCCATCATTACCCCATAAATCCGAAGTCTTGGAGGATCTTCTTAGTGGCATCGGCCACTTCACCGTTAGCCTGTTGTGTGTACTGCCAGCGTGTATCCTTGCGTAACATCTTTGAATAGTCGTATAGGTTCATTTCACCAGTAGGTGTAATAGCTGAACGAAGAGTAGGGTCATCCATACCAATAGTCTGTGGGTTAATCTGCAGTGTACTAGCCATAGCGTTTTTGTATGGGCTATAGATGGTAGACAGGTCAATTCCATTATCAATTAACTTCTTGACGCTATCTGGTTGACCAAGTTTAGCAACATCACGAATCTGTTGCTTGATGTTATCTACTTGTTCACCGCTATTGATGGCAGATATCCAGCCAGCAATCTTATCGCCAAAGTTCTTTTGTAAGTCTAAACCATTTGCTGCAGCTGTTGTTTGTAGGTCAGCAACTGTAGTTGCAGCAGTTCCCTTAAACTTACCAGTTGTTACATCGGCAGCATATTTTAATGCTGACTCAATCTGAGACATTCCTACTGAACTATTAGGGTTGATCCCCTTATCGTAAAGGCTTTTTGCTAAAGCTGTTATTTCAGCAGGGTCATTGGATGCACCAGATTCTAAGGCTTTAGCCTGAATCGTTGCTTCTAGTTCTGCAAGACCACGACCATAGGCAGTAGTTTCTTTTGCAGCCTGAATTTTAGTAAAGTCATTGCCAGCATCGGCAATCATCTTGTCATAAATCTTTTTATCAGAAAGACGCTTAGCTAAATCTGGAGCTTCAGTCTTTGCTGTATCTAGTTCAGATTTTAGATTTAATGCTGCATTAGATTTGATTTGATCTAGTAGCCATTGGGCTGAATCAAGACCGCTGTATTGGACTCTAGCTTTCTTGCCATTAAGAGTAGTCTCTTTGTAGGAAGTAGGGTTATCTAACTGTGCTTTCTTGAGTAATGGATACAGCAACTTGACTTCAGCAGCAGTAGCATCACGGTTAAGATTAGATTGGAATACATCGTTGATTAACTTCTGTGCATCAGTGGCGCTAGAGACTACTGGGTAATCTGTGATAGGTGGAACATTGGCAGTACCTGTACCAGTTCCGCTAGTACCCTTAACATCAATTGGTGGTGCTGCAATAAAATCTAGTATTCCAGTACTTCTATATGTTGAAGGTACGCTGGCTCGTGTAGTTGCAGCATCACTTAATGCTTTGCTAAAAGCAACTGACCATTTACCATCAGTGTTACCCTTATAGCCAAAGTTTTTAGAAAGATCTGTTTGAACTTTTTTGAGGATACTTTCATTGCCTTTAGTCGAAAGAAAGTCAATTACTTCAGTTAAACTTTTTTCAACAGGAGTTTCAGCACCAGTTGCGGCAGTTGTGCCCTTTTGTTCAATAACCGGTACTTCAATTTTCTGTGCAGGCAACGGAGTCTTTGGTGTAACACCTAGTGCTACTGCATTGTCGTATGCTGCTTGAGCCTTTTGGTAAGCAGCAATGTAACCTTCTTGACCTTTGTAGCCAGCAAACTTTAACTCAGCATCTTTAAGCCCTTGGATTGCCTTGTCATAAACAGACTGGGCGCTTTTAGATTTTGCTGCAGTTTCTTTGGCTTTGGTATCTTCTACTTTGGCTTTTTTAAGAGCAAGGTTTGCTGCGTTCTTAGCTTCTTGAGCAGTCTTATATTCTGCAAGAGTTTTTTCATATAAAGGCTTTAATGTTGCAAGTGCTTCTTTGTCTTTATTTTTTACAGCAAGTTGGTAGTTACGCTCAAGGCCGCCTCGGCCACCAGTACCGTTAAGAATGTCATAGGCTTTTCTTGCCTTTTCGGAGGCAACGCCAAGCTCCTTCTGGAGTTGATCTAAACTCTTAGCCATTGATTAGTCTCCTAATAGTCTTCCGAATAGTACATCGTATGCTGCCTGTGTGTTTTCATTATACTTTGCTAATTCTTTTAGTTTAAGAATTGCATTTTCTTTTAATGATTTTGTTAATACAGTTGAAACATTCAACTGGTCGTAGTTAGCCTTCTCTGCCTGATAGTCTGAATAGGCCTTTGACATCTCACGAAGTTTGGCTTCAGTCTTTGGACGAAGATTAAGATTCTTTGAAAGCATTGCGTTCAATTCATCAAGTGTACGTAAGCGGTCAATAGCCTTTTGGCTACCCTTTGATAGTTCTTCTTGAACTAATGGACGACCTGCAAAGAACAATGTCTTCCAATTGTCAAATTCTTGACGTAGTTGTGTACGCTCAAAGTCTGCAATTGCGTTATTCATACCATTATCAAACTCGCTTTTGCGAGTGTAATACTGTTGTAGATCTGCAGCTGTCTGTACTTGGCGTAGGTAATCATCTACACGCTTGTACTGGATAACTCCGATACTCTTCATAGCCTGGTAAGCATCCCAAGAAAATCCGCTCTTGTGAGGGATTAGGAAACCTGCAGCTGAAGGATACTCGCTGAATACGTCCTTGTTTTGATTAACAAAGTTGCCTGCTTCTTGAGCATATTTAATAGGGGCAATGGTTTTCTTTTCAGATTCTGTAACAGTAAATGGCATTTCACTAGGGAATAGTTCAATCCATTTAGCCATTGCTGCATCTACGTTACCTGGATACTGGTTGAGTAACCCATTCCATACTTGCTTAAAATTAGACTTTCCGTTATCGGAAATCCACTGAGCCATATCAGACTTTAGCTGAACCTGCGGTGAAGCAGGTGCTACGAAGCCAAACACAAAGCGCATAGCAAGAATAGACTGAGTTGTAGTCTTTACCTTTAAGCGATAAGCCTCTTGCTCACCAGGTGTTGGTGGCAATAAGTTTCCATCTTTGTCGTAATGCTTTGGCAATCCGTTACCGGATGCTTCAAGGTATGTGACTGCCTTGCGCCAAGCACTAGCATATTGAGAATTACGCTCATCTGTATTCATAGATGCGTACAAACGGTTAATGTGTGCCGGTAGAATTGCAGATAAGAACGGTTGTCCTGTTGCATATTTACCAAGAGCATAACCTTGGATAGTATCTGCTGCACCCTTGTCAATGTTACTAATAAGTGTAGATACAGTTTGAATACTAAGACCTGCAAGTGGACCAGAAAGTGTTGGAACCATTGAGTCTGGGTTCAAAGATGGTGTAATCATCTTCAATTGTGAACCAAATTGCACTGGGAATGGAACCTTAAATTCCCCACCAATACCTAAACGATTCATTACTGTCTGGACTGCATTGTATACAGGGCCTACGCCTGGGTATACAAAGTAATCTTGACCTTGATCGTCCTTTTGTACCCAACCTGAGTGAGTAATACCTTCATATGTAAGAGCTGCCTTGACAATAGCCTCTGGATTGTAGCGAACTACACGGTACATACGACGATAGAAGTCTTCAGTTGCGCGATAGAAACGAGCAAAGTTACGAGAAGAGAAAGCAATCTGTGTACGAATCAAAGGATTATCTACATACTGTAGAATTTGATTCATTGCACGTTCTTCTACAATGGTAGCAAGTTCAGTTTTTGCACGATTAGTAGCGATAAGGATTCCAGTAGTGTTATCTGCATTGATACCCTTAATGTGAGCATCAATCCAAGCCTTTTCAAATCCGTTTTCACGCATTTGCTTACGTACTCGAATCATCTCAGCGATAACCATAGGCTGACGAGACATACGGGCGTTAGCCATACCAAGAAATGTCCAGCCATTAGTCATTAAAGCTGTTGTAATTTGAGGTACTTCTACTGCTGGTATAAGAGTTGGCCCAACGATTGCGTGTGGCATATCTTTTGGGTTAGTTGGTAGGTCATCAATAGATAGACGTCCACTAATTTCATATTCGCCATACTTGTTTTCAACTCGAACTTTATTAAGAAGTTCTTTATTGATATCACCATTACGGTCAACAAAGTGACTCTTTGAACGCTGGAATGCTAGACGGATGATACCTTCTGAATCCATATCGTTTTGTAGGCGAGCATCTTTGAGGAATTGTTTTCCATCTTTAGTCTCAAGCCATTTACGCATATTGCCTAGTGCTTTGCCTTCATCATCTAAGTTCGCAATAGCAATCTTGCCAAGATCATCGTTTGAATAACGACCAATCTGCATTAACCAAGAGTACATAGATGCTTCATCTTGTGGATTAAGAGCTTGTGGTTTGAACCCACGTTCACCTGGCTTCTTAACAAAGCTCTCTTTACCTGGAGTAATCTCTAGTGCGTGTACACGTACACCAGTTTGACGAGCTAAGTTAGTAGCACGAGTGATGTAATCGTTACCAGTAACGTAGTTCAATCCACCTTCAGAGGCTACTGCTAAAGTATTTTCAAGATCTCCAAATTGAAGTTGCTCAGTAAGTAATTCAATCTCTTCTTTATTCATTGGGTCTTGACCCATAGACTGACGAAGACGATTGATACGACCCTCTGTTAAAGCACGAGCAAAAATTTGACGAGACTGTTCTGTGATACCACCACGTAATGCTGCTTGCTCTGAACCAATAGTAAGTTCTAGCATTTGAATATGGTCTTCATTTTTAGCAAGGCGTGCTGCTGTGAGCTCACGCTGCAATGAAGCAATACTTGCTTTACCTGTTTCAAACTTTGCTTGAAGGTTAGTAAGTTCGGCTGTGTATTTGTTTACGTCTTTCTTATTAACAAGACGCATTGCTAATCCTAGTGGATTATCTGACCAACTACCGCCGCCTTCTACCTTCTTAACTGCTTGAAGGTAAGTATTGATACGGGTTGAAAGAACACGGCTCTTAGCGATACCCCAAGCAGACTCACCAATAGCAAGGTTAACCATTAGGTCTTCGCCTGCGTTACGAATAGCATAACGTGGACCAGCTAAAGTAAGGAATGACCAAGCACTTGTCATCTTGCTTGCAAGATCACTGTTAGCTACGCCAATCATCTTCTGGAACAGACCATTACGAGCTGCTGCTCGGTCAATATCTGTAAGAGTTGGTGCTGCTACAAAGTTAGAAAAGTCAGATGGTAATGAACCTTTATCACGGAAAGCATCATCTAGCCCAAAGATAGCATTTGTTTTACCAGTAAGGTGACGAACAATCTGTTGTCCTGGAAGAGTAGTGTTCATTCCACGAATTTCAGAGATAGTCTTCCAAAGTCCGTAGTAAACATCTTTCTTCTTACCAACTTCTTCAATACTATCAAATGCTTGTGCAAGCAATTTAGATTCACGTGTAGGTAATACCATTACAGCTAAACGATAAATCTTATCTGCTGCATCTTTTGCTGTTACGTCAAAGACATCATCACGAAACATAGGTGCAAGTGAAAATGCAGCCTTAGCTCGGTCAATACGATACTGAACATAGTCAATTGAAAAACGTGCAATTTTCTTAGAAGGTGTTAACGCATTAACTTTATCAACAATAGCCTTTTGACCATTGATAATAGTCTCTGCAATACCATCTGAAGTTGATGCTCCACCGAACCACATATCATCTACGAGCTTAGGTCCTATTGAGTCTAGGTTAAATACCTTACGTCCAGTAGTAACTGCTGCAATACGAGCCTGACGTACTGGATCCATACGAGGAATAATCACTCGTTGACGACCAAGTTCGCCTTTTAACATTTCAGATAGTTGCTTAGTGTTCTCAAAAAAAGCCTTGGCTGTTGCAGCATCCTGAATAGGAACTTTTGGTTCCAAGAAAGATTTAATGACTGGGTCACCAAATTCAGGGGCAAGTGTTTGTAAATCTTTTTTAGCAAGATACATTGCCTCAGGGTTTTTAGCTGCTGATGCTTTTGAATAATTAGCAAGTGCTGCACCATATTGGTCCCAAAATGCTATAACCTTTGGCTGTGCAAAAACTTCTGCTACTTTGTTATTACCAACTACTACATCTAATGCGTAATGAGTTACATCATAAGCACGTTTTGCTTTACCAGCAATAAGTAATGGATCTGCAAGGACACGATATGCCGCATCAACTGCGCCAGATACTGCTTTGTAGAATAATCCTGAACCTTCTAAATCTGCTGGAGTTACAAGGTTTGCAACTTGACGTCCTGGAGAGTACTTAGCTGCGTTAACTGCATCAAGAGTATCTTGGAAATTAGCACGTGCTGCTGCGACATCTTTATCAAGAATACCAGGAATCTTTGTATTACGAGGATCTGCAAGCATTATGTATTTTTGTTGTTCTGGTGTTGCTGATGCAAGAATCTTTGATGGGTCTTCTTTAGCAGCAATACGCTGAGCGATATTTACTGCATCATTACCAAACTTTACTTGAGCATCAAGGATGCGACCTGGGCTAAATACTTTATCACCCTTATCATTTGCAAGGGTCCAAGCATCTGCAAGATTAAGTCCTTGGTCTGTAGCAATAGCTGCAGTACGATAACCACGAGTCATTACATCTGATACGTTACCAAGACCTGCAAGAAGATGACTACCGGCATAACCAATAGCATTACCTACTGCAGCACCTGTATAATGCCAAGCAGTACCCAACCAACCACGTTGTGGTTTAACTGTTGGGTCTTCATTGCCAAAGTTCTTTTGTAGATTTGCCTGCTGTGCAGGAGTCATTTGGCTGAACTTAGAGTTTGCTACATCAGATGGAAGATTAGATAATTCTTTATGAACAGTAAGTGCTTTATTAAAGTCATCAAGTTTCTTTTGATCTGCTGCTGATAACCCTGCTGCGAAAGCTGCTGCTTTTAGATTATCAGACATCAGTTACCTTTCGCTAGGGCATCCTGATACAAGATTCCAATTTCCCCTGTTGTATCAAAGGGAAGCATCTTTGCTAAAGTATCTGAAATTTTTACTGAAGACTTAGCCATCATTAACGCCTCTGAACCTGCACCTGGGCCAATATCTACGCCGTGAGTTATTGGTTCGTTTGGACGATTTGTAGGATCAAAAAGTCCTACGCTTGGTTGAGCTGGTGCACCGCCACCTGCTGAAACTGTAGGGGCTTGTGAAAGTAATGGCGACTTAGGTGCTGTTGCAAGCGGAGCCGCTGATTTGTCTGCGTTATACGCAGCTGCGTCACCATAAGACTGTGACTGGTATGAAAGATCTGTACGCTTTGCATATGGTCCAGGACCTGATACACCCTGCATAGGGTTAGTGCGATCTTCAATCGCCATTTGTATCCTCCTGTATTGATTCTAAATCTTGTGAGAAGTCATCCCAAATCTTGTTAACTTTGGTTTCTCTATTTGAGTGGTAAATGGATAATTCCATTATTGATTCTGCAAAACTGGTTACTACCTGACAAATGTTAAATATAAACTCTGTAAATATAACTAGTGCGTCAGTAGGACGTACCGGACGTGGAACCTTGTCTTCGTGATTTAGCACGTCCGGCACTCCTTACTAATAAAGTTACTTAGACTTCTTAACCATCTTGCCTGGCTTTGGTGCTCCAGCGAAAGGGATTGTGACCTTTCCTCCAGATACCTTAGTTGTTGACCCCATCGCTCCCTCAGTTGGCTTTGAGAATGATGCTGGTGCTTGTGTTCCTTTTTTCATATTTCACCTCCCTAGAAGTTATGCCGCGCCGCCGATTGATGCGAGTAATGATGCAATGTCTGGTCTTCCTTGTGGGGCACCGCCAGCAGCAGGGGCTACACCGCCAGGTTGTTCCATACTTGGCTGCGAGGCAGGGGCGGGAGCCATACCTGCTGCTGGAGGTTGCATCCCCATTTCTGGAGCTGCGGGCTGAGGTTCAGGCGTAAACGCCTTCTCCACAACACTTTCAATAGTTAAACCTTTTTGACGTCCCTTAATCATTTCTGCAAATGAGTTAAGTATCTTGGAAGGATCTTGTCCTTGTGCAACCATCTGTGGGATAGCAAGGGCAGTCTGGCCGATAGCTGCACGTAGTGCATCTCGCATCTCTTCGATGTCAACCTTCTGTTCTTCCTGAGTTACGTTAATTTCAATAGGAAGTTCACGGCGTACATAATCACGGGAGATGAGTTTATCTGAGCGCATCTGCAATAGTGCAACAGTTGCGTTGTTTGGATTCATACCAGACATAATGCCGTAACGAACATCTACAGTGTAGTCACCGTTGATTGCCTTAGAAGGCACGTACTTCATTGTGTATGGTGTGCCGTCGTCAACGCCACGAATTTCTTTTAGTTGGCTTCCGAAAATCTTTTCATCAGTCTTGAAGCAAAGGGCAACAAGTTCCACGAACATACGTGCGAACTGCGCTTGCGCTGCCTTAATCTGTGTGTCAAAGCCAGCTTGTAGAGCTTGTACGCCACGACCTGTAACAATAGAGGCATCAGAATTACCACCGCGAGTTTCAGGATAACGAGCACCGGTGCGTAGTTCACGTTCAAGGACCCCAGACTCAGCAAAGATGCCAGGTGGTAGATCAAGTGGAACACGACGGATGTTCTGTGGCTGTGAAGAGCGCATAATAGAATCTGGACCAAGGGCCAGTTCCTGCACATCTTGTGGAATAGCAATAGGTGCTTGAATAGATTTCTCAGCAGCTTGTACCTGCAGTACAGCAAAGCGTGCTCTGGCTAACTGCACACCTAGTACGTCATCATATTGACCACGTGCTTCGCCATCAATAGATGGACGCATAGCAACACGGACCATACACTCACCGATTGGGTTAGGTGTATTAGATAGAACTAAATCTTTACGCTCTGGTAGGTAAATCATATCTTGGTCTTTGTCGTGGTAGCGAACCAAAGATAGATATGGAGAACCTGGAGTAAACTGGTTCATTCCAACAATCTCGCGGTAGAACTCTGGGTATAAGGAAGCCAGGGTCTGTGCATCCATACCAACGATTTGTGTTAGTGATAAGCAACGACCAAAGCGGTCAATCTCTGGGTAAGAACCAAATGGGTTAATCATCTTCATAATTGGGTTGTTGTTCTCGTAATCGAGTTCAACGCGACCAATTAACATACCGTAGGTGTTGTACCAGTCAGCACCGGTATACATCTGTACGCCTAGTTCAGAGCGATCTACATAATAATTAGCAATGCGGGTACGGGTATCTGCTGCTTTGCGTGCTGAGTCTGAAACCATATTAGATGCTGTGCAATTAAATGATGGTAGTGGAGCCATTGACTCAGCAAGGTCACGTGCAGATACGTCAATAATGTTTGCAACCAGAGGCTTTGGATAGTCCTCTGAAAACATTGAAGGGTAGACCTTAGAGATGTCTCCCTGACGTACCGAAAGGACATCACGCATACGGGCGTCACGCTGAGCGTATTTCGTCTGTAAGCGAGTTACCTTTGCAGTAACCTCTTTGATTGTTAGCATTGTAATCCTTAGTTAGTGTAACCGTTGTTCCAAGAACTGGAACCGTATTTCTTCTTAGCATCTTTATCAGTACCAATTGCAGGCTTTGGCTTTGTAGGCATTGCTGGCTTTGGCTTAGGCTTTGGAGTAGGTGTTGTCTTAGCTACTGGCTTCTTGTATGCGCCAGCCATTACTTTGTTTCCCAATTCATTCCGCCACCACCAAAGTCTCCTATTGAACCACCAGCTTTTCCGCCGCCACGAGATGCTACAGGCTTAGTATGATTTCCTGAAGTTGTAACAGAATGCCCTGCTTGAGTACCTTTAGTTTTTGGCTTTGCAAATGAATCTTTTTTATCTCTATGCCCTATTGGTAATTCAGATTGAGTTTTTATTTCTTTTAATCTTTGTCTTGCTGAATCAACACGTTGTGCTTCGGCGCGACGTGCAGCTTCTGCAGTTCGTTGTGTAAGAGGTTTGCTTCCTGCTGGAATTACTTTTACATCTGGAGTTTTATCTGCCATATTAGTTACCCATATCGTCAGCGTGAATAGCAGTCGGCCATTCAACGTAATCAGCATCAGCTGCTTGCTTTTTTGCTTCCATATACTTTGCATCTACCATTGGGTTGACCTGAGGCATCTTTACAGCGCCCTTGTCAATATAAGTCTGTTCTACTTCTGTGGCCTCTGTTGAGGTTGTGTAACTTGGTGTTAGTGCCATAATTATTTACCTGTTTTCTTTGGAGCTTGCTTTGGCTTTCCGCCACCGATAATTTCTGCTTTAGCAGATTTAATTGCTTTTCGCTTTTGAGTTGATTCAACCATTTTTGCACGCATTGCTGTTTTATTAAAATCTTCTTGAATGCGGGCCTTGACAACAGGAATCAATTTTTTAGCAAGTTTATTTTGATCTGCTGGTTGAAGACCAGTTTTGTCTAGGCCTTTCCAAACATAATCTTGTGCAGCATAATGTGCCGCGCCTTTGCCTTCTTTATTTGTTTTAGCATTAACTTTAGCGTTATAGATCTTATCTTCCTGTGATGCCATTGTTGTCTCCTTGTTAAACGAATGTTTTGTTTTGTGCTGCAATCATTTCATCAATGTTGACAACAACTCTTTTGGATTTTTCTGCCCGTGATAAAAACGGGTTCTTCAAGTGGTGCGTAGCGTACTGACCATAGTTGAGCATCTCGCGTGCTCTAATCTCACAGAACCACAAGGCCATCACCATATCGGTCTTACCCTTAGTGGTTGGTGTCCAAGTAATCAACTGCTCAATTAAAGATTTTACGTTCTCTGTTTGGTCGCTAGGCAAGTGAATTAAGTTATCTCGATGGTGTTTACCATCTGCTTGCTTAGTACCAAAGAGGGTAGCCATAGAAGCTACACCGAATCCAGTATCCCATTTGTTCGTACCAGTATGGTGCTCACGTAGGATGACACCGCGTGTAGCTAAGTGTTGACGGATGCCTTCATCTTGAGTAAGGAAAGCCTGAAAGGCGTTCTTCTCAATAATCCATTCGGACGGGCTGTAGAGCGAAGTCCAGTTAAAGATGATGTCGCGGATCTGCTGAGGCGACGGTCTAGTAATTTTCATTACATCTACGATGTAGCGCTTACTAGTAGCCCTATCAATTGCATAACAGACAACTGCTGTATCTCCCACGATTGCTGGGTCCATACCGCAGATATAAGA